CCCAAATGAATTCCTCTCCTTTGAATAGGTAGAATTTATCATCTAAGCTGTTGGCTGTATCCTCATTTGACCGGACTCCGAGAATCCAATGGCTCGATGGAATACCATGATAGTTGCCAAGTGATTTCACTCGGTCAAGTAGTTGCTTATCGCTATATGTTTTGACCATCTTTTATTGATTTATTCCATACGGTGAGCCCGATGGCAGTAGCTGAGTAGGTGAGCAGCCCAACAAAGACAAACTCATGCACCTTGAATGGCTTGAATAGTGGCAGCAGAGCATATACAATCGCCATCCAAAAGGATGTGAATGCGCTCAATCGCTTCATTGACCACTTGCCGTTAGGCTTTAGTGTGTCGCTTATTAGTTTTTTTATCATTTGGCAGCACTGCATATAGTCTCTCAGGTAGTTCGATTCGTGTGTGTGTAGCTTGTCGATAGCTCTTTTCTTTGTAGCAATCATACAGTGCGGTTTCCACCTTGTTCAATCGGTGGTCAGTGTGCCACAACCATAAGCACAGCACTCCAGTGACTCCGTATTTTTTAACTATGGTGACGAATTCAGTCATCAGATGACAAGAATTTGGTTGTTGTATCCATTATTGCGTGGATATCCACAGCTCCACTCACCATTCATGAAGCAATCACCGATGCACTGCACGCACTCGATTTGTGGGCGAAGGTCAGTGTCACGATTCTCGTGGCTGATGAAGATAGGATATTCTGCACGATTCTTGACCAGGTATCTGATGAGGCGCATCTCGAAAAATGATGCTTTCTGTGCGAAGTGCTCCATGCCGAATGCGACCTCACTGCGACCTACTGGCTGCGAGAAGTCACCACTCTGCTGCTGGAGTCCTTTGTTCTTGAGCTGATAGGTCAAACCAAAGACAGCATCTTCAGCGGACCTCCATGCGATGACCGGCTGAATGAACAATACCAGCTGCTCCTCTTCAGGTGTGAGAGTTTGATCGTTGTATGCCTCGAGCAAATGGTTGTAGAATACGGTGCCCAATATCGGCATCACCCGGAGCTGCGCTTGAGTGGCTACATATGGGAACACATCAGTAACATCCACATTTGCTGTGATGGGTGTGTTGGTCTTGAGATATGATTCGGTGATGAAATACAACATTATGCTTGAGGTGTTATGGTTTGTGCTGCTGCTGCTTGAGCTTGAGTAAGGTCACCACCTGGTATCGGTGGCAGTGATGCGAGTGCTCTGACTTCATTGGTGGTCATCTGCTCGAGTACTTTGGTAGCAACCAATGGGCTGAGTGAGTTGAGTGCGTCAGATGTCTTGCTTGCATCGCCTTCGATTTCAACAATTGTTTCATTGATGATTTGGAAGTTGTTGATTGTGAAATCTGCATTGATTTTGGCAATGCGAAGGATGTCATTGAAGATGTCAACCACTTGCTCACGCAATGGCATCACGACATTCTTTTCAAAAATTACATATGCTTGCTTGATATCGCTACCAGAACCAAGTGAGCCCGTGGTGCGGACACCCATCAAGATAGGGTCGATGGTGTGAGCGAAACAAATCTGCTCAGTATTCAATCCTGAGGCCTCCTGGAAGAGCTTATCATTTTGATTGGTTGGAATGCTCTCAATCTTTGGAAGCTGGTCTTGTGAGTTAGCAAAAAATGCGACAGCTTTGCCAGCATTGGCAGCTCCTTTCATCTTATCGATGGTATTTCTCAAGACATTTTTCTCCTCTTCGCTCTGTGGTCGCTTCGGGAACATCATGGCAAATGATGGGAACACACTGTTCTGAATGTTTGACTTTGCGAAGTACGAAAGCTCGCCAGAGAGATATGCGAAATTGAGTGCCGATGTGTATTTTGGCAGCGGATACCACTCCTGGCCCAAGCACTCGACCTCATACACAAATAACTGACAACGATCAGTGCACGTTGGGTGATATCTTTTTATCGACATCACATCAATGCGGCTGCTCCAGTCATCACAAACAAAGTAGCTTTGTGGGTCTCTACCTCTTCGCACTTTGTCGGGGGATACGTTCTCGATGCGATTCAGCTTCATCTTCTCATCGAAGTAGAGCTTGAAATATACTCGGTTGTGCACAATCAATTGTTCAGTGGTGATTCTCACTGTCTTTTTCAAGCGAGATTTCTTTTCGAATGTGTACAATTCAAGAAGTTCTTGAGGTGTGGTCGTGGATGTTTTCAGCTCAATGCCTCCACCAACTACTGCATTGGTTTTGTAGTCCACGATGGAACCATGCAGAGGCGATGAGTATACCAGCTGATTCAAGACGCTTGGAAAAAGATTCGAATCTCCAAATGGAATCCATCCGCTTGTTTGATGTCTACCATTTACATATGGCAGAGATAAATTGCCAGCACCAATGTTTAAGAATGGTGTTGAAAAGGACTGATATCCCTCCACCATCTCAGGTGCGTCTTGTTTTGTTGTTCTGAATCGGTCAAAAATGCCCATAATTAATCGTAAATTGATGAGATTGCTGCGCCACTTACAACCATTCTGCCCTCCTCAATAACGACTCCAGTAGTGTCACTGATTTCTGTTGGAGGTATGGTTGATTCATAAACGCTGTATGTATATTGTCCCTTCACCAGCTCCACATCAATCGGCTCATCCAGGTAGAATAGGTTGAATCGCTCTGGATAGTCGGAGTCATCAGGTGCTGTGAATAGAATCGGGTCGGATGTTGGGTTCATTTCGTTCTGAAAAACGAATAGATAGTATGGTGCACTGAGTGTCGACACTTCTGTGAGTGTCAGCACAATCGAATTCACCTCTCCCTTGTTAATGTATATCATTATAGTTATATTGCAATAAGGTCAAAAAATGTTCACAAATAAAAAAAGCCACCCTTTTGGATGGCTCTTTGAGTAGGTTATTTGAAATTAAATAACAGCGAGAACAGCAGCCTCTTCAATCTCGTATGCGAGGAAGTCATTCTCTGCAACCAATGTCACAGAATACTTGCTACCATCTGCACGAGCTGTACCAGAACCTTCACCAACTGCACTCAATTGAAGGAACGGGAAGTACCAGTACTTACCATTCATATCCTTCACGATTGCGTTAAGGTATTGCTGACCAGCACCCAAGATTTTGATTGCTTGAGATTTGTCTTGGTCACGTCGGTGGAACATCAAAGAGATGGTCGCAGTGACATAAGATGAACCATTCACAAGGTCAATTGCAGCATCTTCAACATAGCTTCCAGTGTTGCGACGTATCTCGAAAGGAGTATAGTCAGGAGCACCACCAGTCAAAGTGATTGTTTCAATAGTCCAGGTATTGGTAGCATCCAAAGCAATGGATGAGATGTTGTCTTGCTGATTAACCCAAATTTTCTCGATGCCACCACTATTTTTGTCGCACGATTTTACGATTGTTTCTAAAGCTTCACAAGCCATAATTTTTTTGATTTATCAGTTTAAAAAAAAAGGGGGAATTTCACCCCCTAAAATATGTTAGGCTGCTGAATTGTAGAATACAATCTCGGCACCATTAACGTGAGTGAAACCAACTTTCATGTTAGCACGAGTACGGATGACCGGCTCAGCAACTGTGTCAGCCAAGTTGATAGCACGCAATGCTTTACCATCACCTTCAGCATCGAAAGAATAGATAAGATTGCCTTTCAACGTAGCAACAATTTTGGAAGTTGTACCCATTCCTGGACACATTACCATCTTGATACCTAAGTAAGAGAAGTCAAGAGCTTGAGTCAAGTTAGCTTGAGTGTTGGCAGCAGCAACAGCAGCACGGTAAGCCGTAGCAACTGGTGTTGATACATAGATTCTCAAATCACCTTGGTTGGCGATTACAGCAGCTGGAATAGCAGCGTAAACTAAAGCCAATTTTGCAAGTACATTTGAAGGCGTGATCGCAACTGGTGAAGCGATGTCGATTACGTTAGCTGAATCAGCAACCAATCCTTTCACATAACCATCACACAAAGCAAGTGCAGCAACTTCAGATTCGGTGTCACCTAACCAGCGAAGTTTCTCGATGTTCTCTGCGATTGTTTTCGCCATTTCTCCCCAGTAGAAGTCCATGAAAGATGCAACAGTGAAATCACCGTTTGAACCTTTTGTCATTTGAAGAGATACGAATGACTGCTCCAACGAAAACTGACAAATCTCAGCCATGGCCGATAATCCACATACGTCGATTTCAACCGAAGAGAGGTCATCAGTGCTTGAGTTCCATCCGCAGTTCTCTGCCTGGAGGACCTGACCGAAAGTCACGGTCGAAATTTTTGTCTTATATTTGACACCAGGAAGTGTGCGGTAGTTGTCAACTACTTCCTCATTCAAATACGCACGAGAATAGAATGCCTCGCTGTTTGCTTGCAATAACGCTGATGCGTCAATGTCTAAATCAAATTTTAATTTTCTGCTCATTTTTTTTGGTTTTTTGTTATTAGTTATTTGCGTTTAAAAATTTACTCACTGCACTGAATTTGTCTTGCACCGACATTTTTGTTTTGTTGTCGGTTGCCTCAACTTCAACTTCTTTCTCGCCATACATCTCTTCCATCTGATTGCGAAGGTCTGCAAGCATGGCGATCAATGCCTTCTCACGTTCCTCAATCACTGGCAAGACAATTGCAAGAATTGCTTCTGCGTCTGCTGTCGGGTCGATAGCCATAGCCTCATCAGTAGTGGTTGACTCTTCAGTTGTCTCTTCAACTGTTGTATCTTCCAAAGCTACTGGCTCAGCTGCAAGCTCTTCCATTGCGACCTCTTCAATTGGCGCATCTTTAATCTCAATGATTTCGCCATCCACTACGACGTAGATTTTGCCATCGATTAAGTGCTCCCCATCTGGTAATTTGTTCATGTTATTTTGGTTTAAGTGTTTACTTAATTTAAGACCAAGAAAGCCCTCAATGGAGAATCCGATTTGCTCCTTGGCAACCAGCTCTTCAAAGTAGTCTTTGTCGGTTACCTGGGCTGTCAACATGAGAGTGCCTTTTGGTACCTCGATGCCAAATGTGCTAAATGCTTTGTCTTGGGTTGGGTTGTCCACGATCCATGTTTCAAGGATATAAGCTGGCACCTTCTTGTCAGTGTCATGCTCCAGGTTGAAGATGTCACGATTGCGGAGGTCAGCCATGAACTTGGTGTGAATCTGCTCAATGACCTCAGCAGTGAACTGCACATAATACTCACCCTCATCATCGCTCTTGCGGTAGATGTCCATTGGTATCATTGCCGGTGCTGTGATGCGGTACTTCAAGTCATCAGCGAAAATCATTTTTTTCTCTGCTCCGAATGCAAGTCCACGAACCTTTATGGCCGGTGTACTCGTGAACGCAATCATCTCAATTCCAAGATTCTCGCCATCGGCATACTCATCATCAATGGTGATTTTGTAAATAGGAATATCTTTGGTCATGCTTATATTGCAAAATTTGTATCTTTGTTCATAAATCAATAATTATGATACAAGTATTTGACCAGGAGATTCCTAACAAAATGAATGAGCTGACCATCGAGCAGTTTGAAAAAATCAGCCAAATCCTAAACAATCCCGACTTCGACAACATCGAGAGATATGTTGAGATGTTCAGCTATCTCGGCATCAAGGAGAGCCTATGGGATGACTACCCATTCAGCAAGTTTGTTGAGCTGATAAAAGAATTCAATCTGAACTCATTCACACCAAGTGAAGCAGTGACATCAATCGAGATGGATGGCTACACATACGAGGCGCAGCTCAAGCTGTCAGTCAAAGAGACCAAGCTCATCGAGAAGATTGTGAACACCAAGCCGAACCACTACCTGAGTGATGTTATGGCCATCATGTTCAAACGTGCTGACCTATCCAACACCGAGCACTTCACCGATGCGCACCTCAAGCACAAGTCAAAGTTGTTCCGCACTCAGAAGGCTGAGTTGTGCGTGCCTTACATTGTTTTTGTGACTGACAAAATCGCTGAATATGCCCAAGCCAACACTACCCAAGGGGTGGAATCAAGTCAGTCTTGAGCAGTTCATTGAACTGAGACAACTGAAAGGTGAGGATGGTGTATTCAACCACAACATCGATATCCTCTGTACGCTCACTGATGGGCTACCTGATGACTTCGATGACATCGACATCGCAGATGTGGGCGAAATCTTCAAGGAGCTGCCGTGGCTCTACACTGAGCCGAGCAAATTGTACACAGATAGGATAGGAAAGTTCTATCTCAAGCCAATGACTGACCTGACTCTCGGTGAATTCATCGACCTGGAGCACTACTTCACCACTGACTACCTTCAGTATCTGCCCAACATCTGCGCTCTGCTGTATCGAATCCCTGAAATTGTGGAGGACAATGTGGTTGCAAAATGGGAGTCAACTGATTTCAAGACCTCAAGTCGGGTGCATTACTTCCTCGACCAACCAATCACCAAGATGTATGGGGTACTTACCGAGTATATCAAGTTCCGTGATAGCTTCATCACCAGCCACAAGAATCTAATGAGCGAGCAAGTGGGTGAAGATGTCAATGACATCACTGACCCGGAGGAAAAGAAGGAAGCGGAGCGTGAGAAGTCATCGCAGAAGTGGGGATGGGAGCAGCTTATCTGGTCCATGTGCAATGGTGACCTGACCAAATATGACCAGGTGATAAACATGAAGCTCGTGCTTGTGTTTAATTTCTTGGCGATGCGAAAGGAGCTGGAGATTTAATAGTCCAGTGCGTAGTTGAAATCTCCGTATAGCGGCACAAAGTCATAAATCACCTTGGGCTTTCTGCGCAATAAATTGCCAAGCTCCAGGATTGGGAATCTCTGAGCCAAATCAGCCACATACATTCCATACATTTCACCAATCAATCCATTCATCTCGAGTGCATCATTGAATTTTCTGACCAATCTGAATGGCGCAATGCTCTCGGTGCCGTTGTTTAGATACCCAAAATAATAGGCGGCAAGGGTTTCGATGCGGATGTTGCCCTCGGTTGTCACCTTGGCATTGATACGCACAGAATCATACAGCGTGTATGTGTCGATGAGTGCTTCATCCTTGATGACTTTCTTGAGTGTGTTGGCGACTCTCCTTCTGAGGGGATACTTGTAGTTGTATTCACCGGTGTTTTTATATCTTGCCATTACTTATATTGCAATCAGTCTGCAATTTGTTTAGGAATCTGACAATCGGTCCATGAATCCATGGTGAATGTTATGGTCATCAACCATCCAGCAGCATAGTCGAGGAGGTCATTGTTGAGTGGCACGAGAGCTGGTAAGCCGACCACATCAAAGTCACGATCATCAAGATTGAAAGTGTAGTTTAAATACAAGTCCATGAGAATCTGATGGCAGTCACTCAAGATGACGTTGATGTTTGCACGGTCCTTCTGGATGATATCAAAGCAATAAATCTCCAGGGTGAAATCATTGGTGTTGTCCGTTGGAATCGCATCGATTGGCACGATGTAAACAATCGGATACTTCTCATCCTTGGTGGCGAAGTTGAAGAGCTGCTCCTTGAAGTCAGAGCCAACCTTTTTCACCTGGAGGTGTGCATCATAGAATGCGATGATTTCGTTGATGAGTGCTTGATAGCTTATCATAGTACTGAATTTTTCATGATTTTGTTGACCTTACTTTGTGTGGCTGTCATCTCGGTCTCACTGACCACAGCTGTGACCATTATATTCTGACCTGACTCCATGCCATTCGGAGAACCTACGTTGTTGGCTGCGTTGCCTTGGCCGAATAGGTTACCAGGTGTGAATGCTGGCACGGCTGAGTTTCCTCCAGCTGAACCACCACCACCACCAACTGATGGGGCTGTTGGGGCTGCACCACCACCTAATGACTGCAATGCCTTGGCTGTCGCTGCAATGTTACCAGCGATACCGATTGCTGTGGAGATATTGTTGAGCGCAATGACTGGAGCTGCTGCTGCACCTGATGTGGCGATTGCTTGAGGTGTTGCCAATGCTCCGACATTCGCTGCCTTGTTGGCAATTATCATCTTGGCAATACCGATGGCTGACTCAGCGATGACTGCTGCCTTCTGCACGCCTTTGGACTTCTCGAATAGGCCCTTGATTAAGTTGATACCTTGAGCAGCGACCTCAAGACCTTGCTGCTGAATCGCTCGCTTCTGCTCTTCGACTGCTGCTGCTGCTGCGATGACTTTAGCATCCGCTGCTTGCTGCTCACCGAATGCTTTCATGTTGCCCTCACCCTGAATCTGAAGCTCTTTGGTTTTGGTGTCAACCAATCCCTTGACAATATCAGTTGATTTTTTGGTCTCGAGCTTTACAAATTCGTTTGCAGATTCTTGCCTGATGGTGTTTATTTCTAAATCACGGGCAGCCTCAAGAGCAGTGACATCTTGCTTGTATTTTTTAGCCTCTGCAATTAGTGCAGCGTACTTTGTTTTGGTATCATCAATCTCTTTTTGCGATTGAGTTTTTGTGGAGTCAACCACCAGCTTGTTGGCTGCTGCAATTTCTTTTTGAATTGCTGCCCTTCCAGCTGCATATGCTTTGGCATTCTCTGACGCTTTGGCTTTGGCTTCCTCTGCTTTCTTATCTTCAGCCGCTTTCTCCTCTGCGTCATCAGCAATCTGAATAAGCTTGCGCTCCTTGGAGCCATCCTTGACAATTTTATTCTCTTCCTCGATTCGCTTTTTTAGGGCCTTGCGTCTCTCGATGCTGTCCTTGTCTGACAGACCTTTGAGTTCAGCATATTCCTTACGAGCATCTCCAAGTCTTTTCTTTGCAGCATCGCTGATGGATTTTGATTTCTTGAGCTCGAGGTCAGTGGTATCCTTACCAGCTGCCTTGGCCTTGGCAATCTCGATATCGTATGAGTCAGAGATAGCAGCCACTCGCTTCTCAGATGACTTGAATGCCTTCTCATTGGCTTTCTCCATCTTGCGAGCGTTCTCCTCTGCTGCATAGCTTGTGAGCCCGAGCCAATCGGTCAGCTCCTTGAATGAATCGATGAGCAAATTGATTGGGGCCATCAAGAAGTCAATGGCTTTCTGGAGCACACCAATCTTATTGAGGAAGATTCCGATGCCGACCACAATAGCTGTGATGACTGCGACCAATAAGAAAATTGGATTCGCAAGAATCTGCAATCCAAGCTTAACGAATGCGCCACCCATAGTGGTGACAGTGCTCGTGAGGCCCTTCAGTGATTTGCTTATATCGCCAGCATTAAGACCACCAAGATTCTTGGCGAATACTTTTGCCTTATCAGATGCCTCTTCAAAGTCGAGTGACATCAATGAGTCCTGGATGCCGCCAAATGAGTTTTTTATCTGCTCGAATTTTGACCCTGAGGCGAACACATTCACAGCATCATTGGCATCCTTTATTCTATCCGCTACCTTACCAGCTTGGGCAGCGAGTGCGGCCATTTGCTCTGGGTCAGATGCTTCAGCAATGGCTGCCTTGAGTGAGCGGAGCTCTGCCTTCAGTGATTGAACACCGGAGAGCTTGAGAGGAATTTCTATTTCATTACTCATATATGCGGACTTCGAGAGGTGAGTTTAATAATTTTGAATCATCATGCTGGTGACCACTATTTCGGCACGTTATGACCACGATGTCACCATCGCTGTTGACGTAGGCAGAAGCTTGATAGTCATGCTCTACATTGCCAATAATCACGAAAGTGTTTAGAGAGTCGAATGGTGTGGTCGGTGTTCCTTTGTATTCACCAACTGCTGTACGACTCCAGGTGATTGCTCCGATGTTATCAGCCAATACCACTGCGCTTGGTGCAGCAGTGCCGCTCTGCGTTAGTAAGGCCACATAAGTTTGACCCACAGCAGCAGCTCCGTTGATGCGTGGTGTGATGATACCATCCTCCTGGAGTGTTCTGTTGTCACCGATGACCACGCCTCTGAGACCATCACCGATGATGTTGCCCTCACCACGCACGATGACGTCATCACCTGATAGGTTGACATTTGCCTCTGTTGATCGTGTGACTAAATTGGTGGAATGAGTTGTCGCTGTGATTGGTGGTGATGTGGGTGTGCCCGGATTCGTTACGAATGGAGCAAGCTCAATCTCGCTGTCGATGCTGATGAGCTCCACCTTGGTTGGCACCTCTGCATTGGCATCATAGTCGATGACCTTGTTGATGTTCCACCATGAGTTGTCGATGCGAATCTTGTCATTGAGCTTGAGT